AGTATAAAAGAAAACATTATTTATTGTGGTGGAACAGGCGCATTTTACCGAAAAAGAACGCCTGACAAGCCATTGTCTTTTAACTACGCAAATCGGCAAGCCACCATTTGCGTTAAAAAAGAAAACGGTAAAAAATACTTTACCGCATGGCGCATGGCTGTTTTCTTTTCACATGGTTATTATCCAAGTTTTGAGGATGCTGTTATTTTTAAAGACGGTGATAATTATAACTTTAGAATTAATAACATCGTTGTTTGCCACCCTAATGAAGATGAACAAACCGTTTTAGACTTTGCTACTGAGCATGGCTTATCACCACAAACTGTAAATTATCGCATGAGAAATGCAATACGATTTGAGCGCATTGTAAAAAACTGGAGAGTGTTTTTTTATGATAAAAAAGAGTTTGCAAAATACTGCGGTGACATGATTGGTAGAAGGTTGGTTGTTGATGATGAAGGAATCGAACACATACAAATTAAGCGCATTAACTTATCAGAAAGCCAGCGCGGAAATAAAACCGCACGGGAATTTTTAAAAACGTGGATTGGCGATATGCCAACAAAATGGGAGATGACATTATGCAGATAAAAAAAGTAAGACGAAACGCAATTATTCCGCAATTTCAAACCGAAGGCGCAGCCGCTATTGATTTATGCGCTTGTATTGAAGAAACCATGCTTTTAACACCAGAAACGCCCGTGCTAATTCCTACAGGCATTGCAATACATATTGCTGATAAGTCTGTTGTTGGTTTGATTGTTCCGCGCAGTGGGCTAGGGTTTAATTATGGCGTTGGCTTGATGAACACGGTTGGCGTAATTGACAGTGATTATCAAGGCGAAATTATGGTTAAGTTGCGCATGACACATGGTGATAGTTATCGAATCCAACCTAACGAACGCATTGCTCAAATGTTTTTTGTGCCTGTATTGCGTCCGATATTTGAAGAAGTTGAGGAATTTAGCGCAGTGACTGAGCGTGGTGCAGGTGGCTTTGGGAGTACAGGGAAATGAGTTTATTAACAAACGAACAGATTGCAGAATTGGTTGGCATTGCTAGTAACCAATCGACAAGTAAAGATTTGTACCAAGAATTTTGTGAATGGAACGAAAAGCAGGATGACTTATGTGGTTTTTTACAATGCTATGAACCAAAATGGCTTTTTTTATATAAAAATGTAAAAAAAATGGACATTAAAGTTAATTTTTATGGTGATAATGAAAACATATTAGAAACGCTTATTGTTTCACACCACCGACCAGAACCAGTAATCACCCCACACCCACACGCAGAAATGATTATGAAATACGCTGAGGTAGCGCAAATACGTGTTGACCCTTGGGTTGAGTTTGAAGTCAACCTCGATAATAATTGGGAGAAAACAATGGGCAACCCCGCATGGCTTGATTATAGAGAATACCGCTACATCGGAGAAGCAAAATGATTGCAACAACAGCTTATATTTTAATTATCGCTGCAACAACTCACGGTGAGCTTACACAAACAACAATTAAATTTGCAGACAAGGCTTCGTGTGAAAGCGCGGCAGCTAGACAGGATTTTGCGTTTAAAAATTTGCAATTTGCAGGCAGATGGAATCTAACTTGCCATCCATATCAACTTAATGAGATCAAAAAATGATCCAGCAAATACTTCAGCGCGGGAATCGTCAAGGCATGACAATGCGCGAAATAACCGATCTAACAGATTTAAAGCAACATCAAGTGGAATTTAAGGTTCAAAAGTTAATCAAAGAAGGCATTGTGCATAAATCTGCTGATAGAATAGACAATGCGTATTTATACACATTGACAAGCTATGAAGAATTGCCGCCATTTGTTGAATGTTCGCCAGTGCGATTGGATAATGTTATTAAGCATTTAAACAAGCAGAAAGAACGAGTTAATGCAGGCGCACAGATTAAAACAAGCGACCCAGTAAATTCACCAAGCCACTATACTAACGGTTCTGTTGAATGTATCGATGCAATCGAATCAATGCTAACAAAAGAAGAATTTATCGGATTTTTACGCGGGAACATATTAAAATATCAGTGGCGTTATAAGCAAAAAAACGGTGCTGAGGATTTAAAAAAGGCGCAGTGGTATTTTGATAAGTTAAAAGAAAAAGAGGGCGTGTAATGTATGAATTTAAAAGCGGTAAACCATCAGGCGGCTTGCGTTATCAAGCCATGCGCGATTATTTAATAAAATTAAAATGGTTTGCAGATAATCCCATGCAACCCGTGTTTATAAGTGAACGCAGTGCATGAAACCACGACTTAAAAAGATAGGTAGAATTTGGTTATGTTACACACAAACAACGGCTGTTTGCTCTGGTTCAACACCTGAACAAGCCTATCAAAAATGGATAAGTAAAAATAAAGCCGGTTAATTACCGGCTTTTTTATTATGGCGTTAAAAACAATTCCGCTTCAGCATTGCGCCTGCGCGTTAATCCAGCAAGCGGTTTTCCACCTGCTTTATCCCAACGCAAAAACTGTTTTGCTATTTCGGCTTTATCATCACCGGCTTTAAGCATTTTAACAAGTGTTGATTTAAAAAAGTTACCTGCGCCAATGTTGTAGCATAAGCAAACAAGTGCATCAAATTCATTTTGTGTTAATTCAACGCCTGTTGCATTGACGGCTTTTTCGTATTGCCCAATTGTTGCGGCTAATAATGCGATTGCCGCACCTTCATTAGGCAACGTTCTATTTTTAGTGACTGGTGTGCCATCACCATAATGTGTTGAGCCAATACCAATCGTCCAAATACCCGCTGGGCATTGGTACGCTTTGAGCTTGCAACCTTCAAATTCTTTAATTAATTTTAAACCGCGTTCGCCTGTTTTCATTTTCGTGATCTCATAGAAAGTACCGTAATTAATTTTTGTGTTAAGCGAATCATGTCGTTATCAAGCAAACGTATCTGGTCGATTAATTCAATCAGCGCGTCTGTTGTTTCGCTAAGGATTGGCTTAACAATCGTTGTTACCCATATCCAAACAAAATAGACGATATACCCCATGCTACTTGATGCAATAATGGGGAATCCATACTGGTTGATATATTTAGCTAATGCGTCAACATCCATTAATCAATTCTCTTTTCTTGCGGATTATTAAAACGTGCCACTTTTTCTTTCTCAATTGGCATATCAAGCGTTTCTGTCATCAATACATCTATTTTTACAATATCATCTGACATAGCCGTAACACGCCTATCAAGTTGCTTGATGATACCGATAAGGCTTTTAATCTTTTCAAGTACGCTATCAAGCAAAAACTTAATGGTTAAAAAAACAAAGTACATACCGACACAGGCAGCGGCTATAGGAAAACCTACATCCGTTGCAAACTGTAAAAATTCCATTATTTACTTGTCCACCAAGCAATAAACGAAAACAACGCGCCAATGGTGAATACAATGCCGCCAATAAACCCTTTATAGCGTGTTTGCTCGTTCTTCATTTCTTCGAGAGTGGCAATTATGGCATCGAGCTTCTTACCACGATCTTCAAATATTTCTTCGAGGTTTTCAATTCGTTGCTCTACTTTAGCAAGGCGGCAGGCTTCGTTTGGCATGGCAATATCCTTATTTTTTTTTAGATTGAAATTTATGCGCTTTCTTATCGGCTTCTACAAAATCCTTATTAACAGATTGGAGCATACCTACTTTCTTTGCAAACTCTGGACTATGCGCTACTGCTTGCATACGTTTGTGTTGCGCTTTTGATTTAGACGGCATAATTAAATTCCTAATAAGATGGATACCATTTTCCTGTTGTTGCGTCATAAGTTAGTATTAACGCCTTTGATACAACCGCTGTTGTTGCTATCGCTATGTTCCCACTTATTCCAGTTAAAAATAAACCAGTGGGAATTAATGTAATTTGAGTGCTATTTTTTACATTTGGTGGCACAACTATGGTATTAATAGTTGTTGTTCCGCTAACAAATGAAACTTTAGTTGCAATTGAAATAGAAGATGCAGATGCAATAGTTGGAGTTTGACAAGCGGTATCTTCAATACCTAAATAATCTAAATAAGCAAATCTCCCTAAATTATCATTTGTTGGTACTTGATTAGGTGCTGTTCCTGTGAAACTTGCCATTATTCACCTGCCCAAACACGGTAATGTGTTGCTGGTGCTGCGATTGAAGGTAAAACCTCTTCTTGTTCAGCAGTTAAATCTGCTTTTAAATTAGCATGCCAACCATCAACTGCTGCCGTTTCTGGATAATTTAAGTTGTTTTCGGTTTGTAAAGTTTTACCAGTTGGTTTGTAAATCAATCCAATCACATCTAAAGTAACTTTAGGAGCGAATACGATTTCTTCCGCAATGGTTTCGCTTGTTGCTAATCCAGCAGCAATCAATGTGGCTTCAAGTTCAGCTTGATCTTTGAATTTTAAATAATAATTTTTCATTGTTTTAACCTGTTGTGATTGATTGCAATTCAGCATTGCTTAAGCGTTTAGGGTAATAGGCTACTTTGGCGATGTGACCGTTGAGCCAATTGAAACCCATTCTATAGCCTATACCCATACTAGTGACCCCGATTGGTAAAGCACCACTCGAATCCGTTTGTGGACTTAAGGCATTTAACGATTTGGCAAAATCATTTGCTTTATATGTACCGGCAACTAAATTCATGTTAGTTGTTGAAATTGATCCGCTTGAATACATATCAGCAACTGTTACATTACCAGAACGAATACCGAATGTTTCAAAGTTATCTGAGCTCTGTGTTAACTGATATATCTCATTATTAAATGTCCCATCATTTACATCAATGGTACAAGGATAATTACCGCTACTATTTGTTGCATTTTCATACTTGTATTTGATAGCAAACGTCCCCTCATCCTGCCGATACCAACTCGAAAAGTTAGTTCCAGTCATCACAGCATTATCAGCCGCGCGTGTTGCTTGTGCTGAGGTTGTTGGAATGTAGCTAGTTGCAAATGCGCCTTGTTCTAGTTGTGCGCCCCAGATGTAAATATAATTTCCACCTATATCTGTATGAACAACATTGCCAGTTATAGTATCTCGAATGCTTAAAAGCAATGCTGCACGATTAGAAGTCGGAGAAACGACACCAGATACAGATAATTTATACCAACCGTTCCCACAGTCTGCTATAGAAGAACCGAAAGATACTGCCGCACCTTCAACACTAGTAGCAGAGTCGCTTAACCCAGTTTGTAAATTTAAATAGCAGTTAATACGGTTTGAATAATTTGTATCATCGCATAAATCGAGTCTAATACGCATTGCTGTACCAGCTTTCAAAAATATACTTGTTGTACAAGTGGTACCAATAGTGATTGCTGATGAATTCGCTATAAAATAATCTGTATTAGTACCAGCAACAGTTGTCATCGTATCTGCAGTAGTTGTCCCATCGGGCGAAGTTGTAGAATTCGCCGCAACAGTTGCTCTTGGCTTATACCAAGCCGCATTATCAAAATTCTCACTATAAGTCAGCAAATTAGTACGCTGTTCTTCAATCAACAAACCTAGCGATTCACCTGTAGTTGGGTTGTAGTCAAAACGCGCTTCACCACTAGCCGCAGTTTTAATCAACCCATCATAACCAGTGTAAGTGGCAGTAGACGCACGAGTAAACGTAATACGCGGATCAAGTGTTTTGCTATTGGCAAAGTCAAGTAAGAGTGAAGGACGGATAGATGCTCCAGTGGACGCAGGGTTAAAATTAACCCATGCGCTTCCTGTATAAACTTTCATTGCGTTTACAATACTATTCCAATATAACGCACCAGTAAGCAAAGCGTTACCATCATTATCAAGTGTTGGATCAGATGTTTTTGCGCCTAAATATCGATCATCAAATGAATCATAACTAGCCGCTGCCGCTGTTGCACTACTCGCAGCATTAGTAGCTGAGGTAGATGCGTTAGATGCCTGTGTAGTTGCCGTTGAAGCAGAAGCCGATGCGTTAGTTGCTTGTGTTGTCGCAATACCAGCTTGTGTTGTTGCAGTTGATGCACTACCCGATGCTGATGTCGCACTACCGCTTGCACTGCTTGCACTGCTTGCCGCATTAGTTGCTTGTGTACTTGCCGTTGATGCTGAAGTCGATGCGTTAGTTGCAGATGTCGCAGCGTTAGTAGCAGATGTACCTGCCGCAGTTGCTTGCGTACTTGCAGTTGACGCACTATTAGCCGCATTAGTTGCCTGTGTGCTTGCTGTTGATGCTGAAGTTGCTGCGTTAGATGCAGATGCTGCCGCGTTAGATGCAGATGCTGCCGCTGCGTTTTTTGAAGATAATGCCGCTGTTGCACTGGCTACAGCGTTTGCAGCAACAGCAACTTCTTGTGTCAATGCCGGTACAAACCGTGTTCTCCAACCGCCATTTCTTAACCCAGTTGTTGCATCATCATCATCTGTTACTGTTGACCCATCGCCACCTACGGTTGTACTAAAAGTTACACTACTCATAATAATTCCTTGATTTCATACGTTGTTTGATACCGCGTGTTATACGGTTGAGATATTGGCGACAATGCGCGTAAACGCCCTAAAAATGCCCGTCTTTGTAAATTTAGTGCGTCTGCATCGTCCCAAATATATAAAATCTCAGCGTCTGTTCCACTGATTTTCATAATGTCATTATTTAAAATTGATTCGGCATAGGTTAAATGGTCAAGCGTAAACTGTGCAACTCGATAACTTTCACGTCTATCAAAAAATTCTGCACCACTCATGGCTGTATCCACAACGGTGGATGATTCATAACCAATTGACGCGCCTAAGTTCATATTTAAAACTGGTTGATATTTAGTGCCGATAAAAATACGCCCAAACTCAACGTAAGTTGATACAGACTCAAAAAATTCAATTTGATAATATTGCTCAGAAACAACAACAGGAATAGATAAAATCAATGTTTTTGTGTAAAAATTAATTTCTTCGTCTGTCGGTGTCAAATCCCAAAAATGCACATCTTCCCATTCGTAAGTTCCGTAAGGCGATTGCGGCCATACGTCTATTTGACCGCTGTCATAAACGAGTGTTGTGTATCCGCTATCTGAATAAACACGATAACGCCATTTTGCAGACGATGTTAAATTATGGGAAATGATCCCGACGGTTGAGATAATGCGTGCAATGTCTGTTGAAAATCGTAGACGCGTGCTTGCATTAGCATTATTTGTTGATCTTGCTACTTTAGATAATTGACGTGTTTTGATGTTGTCGAGCGGTAACGTAGCTGACCATGACCCGTATGCGCCAAACGTTGCCGCGTCAATTCTATTTTGATAACTGATAATAGTATTTGCCATGCTATCCCCAGAGCGTTAGCGTTGCGCGGTTTTTTGAATAATCTGATTCAATACCAATAATTTTAAATAGTTTACCAGAATTTAAACCAAAACGATTCATTGTTATGTTTACAATATTATTTAAATCAGGCAATGTGGTTGTTAAATCCAGCGCAATAGTTACTGTGTACAAATCACGGCTTGTTTTGTACAAATTAAGCAATCGAGTTGCTTCAGTTTGAGCTGCTGTAGCATCAACAAGTAACGATTCTTTTTCGATTGTGGGCGCAAGTGTATATTGTGCTTTTATGGCCGTATCTTCTGCTGATTTTGTTAATGCAGGCAAAGACAAAACACTTCTACGCGCTGCGGTAACTGCACCAGCCAAATCAAAATCTTGCACGCTGTAATTTTTTTGATACGTTAAATTAACACGCCATGCTGGAATGCCTTTGTCGGTGTCATTGGTTCGACCATGTTCAATGCTTAAAATATTATTTATATCAATTTCAAGTGTTGCGCTACCCGTTGGCGCAGCAAATAAACCCATGCGCAATACGCCAAGCGCATCAAATCCAAAGTAAGCACCAATAGATTGAGCGACCTTATCCATTGCCACCATCGCTGAATCTGCGCCATCAATCCAAATTCCAATAACACTATTATTTGCCGTGTCTAATGCGGTGACATCGCTTGCATTAATATCACCCGATGCAATACCTGCCTTTAACGCCATTGCCTTTAAAACTTGCGCCACTGTGCGATTGGATGATGCCGCGCCTTGTATTGCGTCACATGTTAATAATCCCGTTGGCACAGCACCTAAGCGAATATAGCCAAGTGTTAAACAAGTAATGAATGTGCCGCTTGCCGGTGACGCTGCATGTAGTGTCGCCACGTTTGCATAATCTGCACCAGCGGTTAATGCAATACCTTTATCGTAAACGTTGCTAACAGATTGGATTGCACCATCATTAATTTGATAGGTAACTTTTGAGCTGTTAACCATAATTGGCGCAATATTAAACACTTGCCCATATAGTAATGGCTTAGGTGATTTTGCAATATCAGCAACGCCTTCCACGCCATCAGGCAGTGCATTATTGCCAGCATAAAGCGTTGTCTGCAAAGGCATATCAACAATGGCGAGTTTATCCCGTGCTAATATCGTTACTTTTGAAAATGTAAACTCTACCTGCTCCATTGTGCCATTTAAAATAGTTGTAAATGCAGAATAAGCGTCACCTTCATTTCCAATTTTAATAACGAGCGAACGCCCATCAAACGAATAATTAAGAATTGAATCTAATCCACCGTCAACATTAGATAATTCAACCGCGCCATAATTTACACGGCTTGCACCGCTTGTTGTTCCGTTGCTGTAAAGTGATCTGCTAATTGATGCAGGATTGGTTATTCTATCGTCATAAAATGTATTAGCAGGCGTATCAGTGGGTTTTGTCGTGTAAGGCTTTGACGCGTAACGCAGCACGGTTGTCGTGCCTGCTGCATCAATTGCCGCTGTAATTTCTACAATGTAAATCATGCTGCCGCCTCAAGTTTTGCTTTGCGTGAAATAGTGCTGAGTTCTTCTTTCATGCCTTGCATCTCATTTATCAATGCAACGTTTGCACTAGATTGTAAATTAACCAATGCTTTCAATTCAATAATTTGCTCTTTTAATAACACGCTTTGATCGTCAATGGCATTTCCAATTGAATCGAATAACCCTGCTGTTTGTTGGTGGCTTGTGACATTTGCAGGTGAGGTGAAGTTAACTAATTCTGCGCCTTGTTCGCCTACAAGCGACAAGCCACTTGCCATGCCGCCGTTGGCGTAAGCCTTATATCCAACAGAATCTAAGTAAGACTGCATAGCGTAAGTATCAGTATAATCACCGCTATAGCCTGCTTGAACTGCTATATTTTCAAGATTAACAAGACTTTGAGCGTCATTATTAAAACTATATGTTTTATTATTTGCCGCGTCTGCCATAGCTTGAATTGCTGAGTTGGTTTCTATTACAGCATTTGATATTTTTGCAACACTTTCTATTGCAATACTTGTTGTTGCTTTTATTGCGTCAAGCTGCGCATCAGTGCTGTTTTTTCCCACTGAAACTGCTGCTTCAGCCGCTGCTTTTGCTGCCGCTTGTGCCGCCTCTGATATAACATACTCGTCATAATTGCCTTGATAATTAGGATCGTTCATTGCTGCGGTTTCGCGTCTTGCTACTTCGCTTGCTGCTAAAACGGCTTCTTCCGCTGCTTTATCGCGTGCCGCTTTTTCTTCATCGGCTTTTATTAAATTTGCCGTGTTATTTGCAGCAATCTGGTTCAATTCCGTTTGCTTGTTTGCAATTTCAGTCTTTATTGTATTATCTACAGCGGTTACTTTTGCAACTTGCAACGTGTAATTAGCCATTGCATTAGAAAAGTTATTAACCGCTGTTGATAATAATGCAATGCTACTATCAACATCCGTTGTTTTTGCTTTTACGCCAAGCAAATTCACGTTTGCTTTTTCAGCTTCAGCC